ACGTCGGATTGTCGGAAGGCTTTCTTCTCATCATCCCACTCGCGACGGTATTGTTCGAGCGCGCTGATGCCGGTTTCTTCCGTCCTCGGATGAAACACGCACAACGGCAACGTACGGCGGGCTGCGTTGATGCCGTCCTGAAACGTCGCGAACGGAACGAGTTGGGGTTTGAGCCCCAACGCCGACATGGTTTCGACGCGCGTCTTGCCAGTGCCCCACTCTTTTATTTTCGCATCATGAGGAACATAGTCCGTGCCATGCATCCACCCGTATTTGCGCTCGCGTTCCTCAATGACCGTTGCGTAATGCTCAACGCCGACGCCACTAGCCGCGTAGTGGTCAAGGATGAAGAGCTGCGCGCCGACGATCTGAAACCACCAAATGCTCGTATCGTCTTTCACTCCCAAGTCCCACGCGCGATGTACGAACTGGCCTGGAATGGCCTCAACCTCAACAATTCGCCCTTCATTGCGGACATCGGCCATTTCGAGCGCAAAGTACGCACCCAGGATGGAAGCCTGCCAATCACAATAATACTCTTGAAGATATTGGGCGCGGCCGACATCGGCCCCGTATAGCGCCGTGTACTCCTTCAGCGTTTCTGCGAGAGCAGCCTTAGTGAGTGCATGCGTATCATCAACGGTGAGGAGTTGGGAGAACCACTCTGATGATTGAGCCGAATGCCGAAACATCTCGAACGCATGATTGCGTCCGCGGGGAGTAGTGATGAATGCCGCCCAGCCGTTGTTCTCCTCGAGCATCGGTCGGTGATAGGCCCAGGCGCTTGGGTTGGCGAGCGCCCACTCTGAGTAGACAATGCCGGCGACTGAGGCGCCGACGGTGGCGTTGTAGGTATCACTGCCAATGCATTGCCAGGTTGATCCGTTTCTAAGCCTGATAAACATCTCGTTGTCGTTAGTGCTGTCGCGGATCTGTTTGGGAAAAACTTCATCAATTCTCCTCTTGCCGGTGTGTGCGTTGATCGCTGTCCAGATCGCTTTGCGTGACTGTGCATACTCGGGAAGACAGTGCCAGTAATTGCCGACACGCTCCATCATCGACACCGCAGTGTGGTGCAAGCACACTTCATCTTTGCCAGCACGACGATGCCACACAGCCATCGCGCGCTTACCGTCACGCGCCAAGTATTGCCACAACTTTTCCTGGTGCGGCCGCGGATGCCAGTTGTTGTATGGCACATCGATCTTAAGTTTTACCGTCGTCGTCATCCTTCAACATTTTCCTGATTGTTATTTCGATCGCACCAGCGCCGTCGGCGCCGGCAACAGGCTGGATAGCTTTGCCCCAACCGCGGTCCATCAGGATCTGCGCGGCCGCAACGCTAATGCTGTTGGATTGATCTTTACCAGGATCAAGCATGAGCCCTCCCAGGCGCAGGATGCACTGCTTGGTGTAGCCGCGCGCTAGCGACCTGACGTCAGGCGGTATTTTTTTGCGTGGCAATGATTTAAGGGGTCAACCCCCTCCCTGCTTGGCCGCCATTGACCATGTTGAAGCGATCCTCAAGTTCGCTAATGCGCTCGCGCAGCTGCTCGATCATCTCGCGATCGCGAATGAAGTCGTTTTTGATTTGCAGCGCCAGTTGACCAAAGCCGGATGCAATGAAGGCCTTCAGCTGCTTTTCCATAGCAGCGTAGTAGTCGTTCTGCATGCGCTTACCCCGAAACAAAAGAGGGCGCCACAATGGGCGCCCTCTCGTACCTTGGTCAAGTTGGACGCTGGTTCAGTCTTCAGGATACTCATGCGAAAACGGCACTTCGCCGGCCAAGAGTTTTCGGAAATAAGCGTCGCGCTCGGCCTTTCGCCGCCCCGCCTCGATCATTCCCCTGATGCTGGCGACAACGATAACCGGCACAAGAACAACCACCCAGAAGATCACTGCCAACGCTGGATGCACAAAACCCAACGCCACACCGATCAGGAATGTAATCGGACCCCAGATCCCCGTCATCAGCTATCCCCCCGCTGCCACTTAGGCACCACCGGTGTCTCGCCATGCGCCACCAAGGAACGCAACAAGAGTGCCGTCGACGTCGGCACCTCCGCATGCCCCGTGATGTAGCGCCGCGATGTCCTAGCGGACACCCCGGTATAGCGGCCGGCGGCCGCCTGATTGAGGCCTAACGCCTTGATAATCAACTTGTATTGCCGCCCGGTCATGGTGCGGTCTTTCTGCCATTCACTCATTTTTTAACCTCCTGTTGTGACAATAGCCTGATTTAGGCCACCTGGACAGGGCTGTCAATGTGTCAGATCCCGCTTGACAGGGCTGACAGGCTGTCCTATATCACGTTCATCGCAACGGAGAAAACACATGTCCAACCTGACCAAGACCATCGATGCCCTCGGCCAAATCAAGGCGCAGATCGCCGCGCTCAAGACCAAAGAAGACGAACTCAAGGCCGCGCTCGGCGACCTCGATGTCGGCGCCTACGAGGGCGAACTGTTCCGCCTCTCCATCTCGGAGACCGATCGCGAGACGCTCGATATGAAGGCGGTGCGCGCTCACCTCTCGCGCCAGTTCATTGCGGCGCATACCAACGTCACCCCCGTCCGCACCCTCAAGGTGACGGCCCGCACTGGCAGGGATCTGGCAGCGTAAGCTGCCGTTTCCTCCCACCAGTTCATCACAACCGGAGAACGCGACCATGACCAAGGCAACCATCAACAACCAGCACGACTACATCACCCTGCGCATCAGGTTCGATGACGGCACAAAACTGAACATAACCAAGTCTTTCAGCGGCATGAAACTGTCGGGCGACCATGCCAACAAAGACGGCCTCAACTTCTTCAGCGCCTACCTGAAGCAGAGGGGCAAGGGCGAGGGCCGCACTCTCGGCACCGCCTTTGAGGAACTGCGTATAGCCGCGGCCAAGAGCACAGACATCCTCTCGTTCCTCGATGGACTGAAACAGGCATGAAAATCCTCATCGGCTGTGAACACACCGGATCCGTGCGCCGCGCTTTTGCGGCGCACGGTCATGACGCTTGGTCTTGCGACCTGCTGCCCGCCAGTGATGGTGGCCAGCATTTGCAGTGCGACGTCCTCACCATCCTCGATCGCGGATGGGATCTCGCCATCTTCCACCCCGACTGCACCTACCTGACCAACTCGGCCGCGTGGGCGTATGGCGATGGCCCCTACCACCAGAAGATCAAACCAGAGACACTGGTCAGCGCCGCCCGCCGCGCTGCGCGCGAACGGGCTGTCGCCTTCGTCATGGCCCTGCTTGCGGCGCCGATCGGGCGCATCGCCATCGAGAACCCGATCGGCTACCTGTCAACAGCCTTGCGCAAACCGGAGCAGATCATCCAGCCGCACTGGTTCGGCGATGACGCCAGCAAGGCCACCTGCCTCTGGCTCAAGGGCCTGCCGCCACTCGTCCCCACCAGACCCATTGCCCCGCGCATGGTTGACGGCCGACCGCGCTAGGCCAACCAGACCGACAGCGGCCAGAACCGGCTGTCGCCCTCGGATGACCGCTGGGCGCTGCGCGCGGCTACCTATCCGGGGATCGCCAGTGCCATGGCCGCGCAATGGGGCTCGCCAGCACAACTTGAACTGCTATAGTCGGCGCCTCGGTAAAACCCTCGACCCTTCCAGCCCCCGCACCCCCCCGGTGCTGGGGTTTTTTACGTCACCCCCGTGCGAACCTTGAAGGTTTCGGCTCGTACCGGGAAAGGCCTCGCGGCTTAGACCGCGCCAAGCGATACGCCCGATCAGCGATCCCACCAGGCCGGCGCCCACAATAACTGGGCGCCGGTTTCCATTTGCGCGCATGATTACGCGCATCGGCGATTGCCTCCTGGTGTTCAGGATCCTTCAGAGGCATACCGCTCCACCACCTCGGCGCCGGGGAACTTTCGTTTAATCGCCGCCACCGTCATGAAAGCCTCAGAGGAAGCCATCAACGTCGCCACCTCGTCGGGGCTGACCCACACCACATCCTGGCCATGCAGCTCGACCACACGGGCTTGGCTGGCCTTCTGGGTTCCTATCGCCACCTTAAACCCGGTGGTTGGACACATCCCCAGAACATAACTGTCGTCGGGGATCTCAGCTGCCTCCATCGCCCTAACCGCGGCCGCATAACCGCGGACCAAGGCAGCGCCCTGGATCTGCACCTCGTTCGGCTCACCCGTCGCACACGCCTCGGCGAAGATCTCCCGCTGCTCATGTAACCGCACCGCCAGCTCATGGTCATGCCGGCGCAATCCGATGATCGTCCACCGCGCCTCGAACCCGGCAGCCGCCTCATTGACGTCTTTCACCCATCGTTTTCGCAACTCACTTGGCATCATTTTCAGCCTCCTGTTTTTGACAGCCTGTCCTACCACTAAAGCGGTTTCGACGGCACTCTCTACCCCCGCCCCTATACACCTCCTTTTTCCTCACTTTTGTTCTCTATATACCCCCTTTTCCTTATATCTCTCTCTCTTAAGGGGGTATAAGTGCTTTATAGCTTTGACCAAGCCGGTAACGCCGGTGGCACAGGCACAACTTGAAAAGCACCTGTCAGGTTGCCTATGCTTCACGAAGTGCTGGGTTGCTTTGGTCAAAGCAGTTCCTTAGCAGTTTAAAAACGCCCAAAAAACAGTTCAAAACCGCGGCTTGTTTTTGACATCCTGTCCTACCTCTTCGCCCTCGATATTGACCTGATTGATGTCGGCCACCGTGGTGGCAAAACCTCCCGGCTTGGGCGTCGCCTTGGCGTAGCTTTCCCAAGCGGCAATGCCGACCTCGGTCAACTTGATGCCGGTGATGTAGCGCCGGCCGCCGTTGCCTTGGACATCACCCAGGCCAGGGATCCGATCGCGCAACTTTGGCAGCAGCCAACGGCCGCCGACCGTGCGCGCCTCGTCGCCCTCCATGTCGGTTTCCCAGCCATTGTATGATCGCACCAAGTCGCGCCGCTCCACCTTCATTGCCGGCGCCACCTCAACGGCCTCGCGTGACCACTCGCCGACCGGGTTGTTTTCGTCCTTGAAGTTTTGCAACGCTGCCGCGACGCTTTCGGGGATGTCGTAAAACCCTCGCCGACGCAGCCGCGCCAAGCCAATGATTGCCCAGTTGAGGATGCCGGCGCTTTCCTTCTCGAACACGCCGGCGCCTAGACTGACGTCGCCGGCCTCGCCCAGGATCTCAGTGCGCGCGCGCTTTGCTTCCTCCTCGGCGACAACGCTGGTCATTTTCACAACGATCGACCGATTAAAGATCGCGTCGGAGCCGTCGCGCGCCCGCGGCAGGCTGTTGCAGGTCAGCAGCACAGGCGTGTTAAGCCGGACATTCTGAATGGCATGCCGGCCTTTTAATTCAATGTTGATCGGTTCGCCGGTGACGATAGTTTTAAACCGCTGAGGATCTAACTTGTCGCCCTCGTTGATAGCGTCGTCGCGGATCCACGCTGTGGCGCCGTACAGCGTCGATAAACCAAACCGCTCGCCCAGCTCCGACACCGCCGGCGTCGCAATCGGATCACCCAGGAGCAAAGCAAAGATCCTGGCCAGCTCCGTCTTGCCGGTTCTCGAGGGGCCGACCAGAACCAGCGCGCGGCGCTGTTCGCGCGACAGCGAGCTGATCGCCAGGGATGCGCCGGCCCACTCCTGGATCAGGTTGATCAGTACGACCGCGTCCCGCCGATCGCAGAACATGCTGGCCAGCAGCCGCTCGAAAACGGGACATGTTTCGCCTGGCGTGAACGTCGCGCCGATATGCCGGCGCGCGTAGGTGCCGGGCTGGTGCCGATCGAAGGCGCCGGTGTCGAGGCGCAGCACTCCGTTGCG